TATTGATGAAGAAGATAAGCTGCGTTGGCAAATTGCCGACACAGGCCAAAAGAGGGAAACATATTTAATCAATGAGTCTGGGTTATATTCCTTGATATTGAAATCAAAGATGCCAAGTGCGAAGAAATTTAAACGCTGGGTAACTAGTGAAGTGCTTCCACAAATTAGAAAAACAGGGAGCTATGATCCACATATCCCAAAGACACTACCAGAAGCATTGAGATTATACGCAGACGAAGTAGAAGCACATAACCAATCAAAGGCTATCATTGAGCAACAGAAACAACAAATAGCGGAATATGAGCCAAAGGTTGACTACGTAGATAAAATTTTAAGCTCACAAAATGCAATGACTGTAACACAGATTGCCTATGACTATGGATTAAGTGCGATTGCATTAAACAAGATACTCCATGAAGCACACATTCAACGTAGCGTAAATGGTCAATGGATTCTGTACAGTGATCTAATGCATAAGGGGTACACAAAGACTAAGACACATACATATATGACTACTGATGGGAGATTAGAGTGCAAAGTATCAACACGATGGACACAAAAAGGCAGACTGATGATACATGAACTCCTAAAGAAACGTGGGATTAATGCCATATGTGAGGAGGTAGCATGAATCCATTAGTATATAAAGGCCTACGAAAGAACTTGAACAGGTCAGAATGGGTAAGCAGTGATGAAATAAAGCAAAGCTACTCACAAATAAGATTACTAGCAGTAGAAAATGATACATATGCATGGGTACCAATTGAGGACGGAACACTATGCAGAGGAAGCGAAGCAAAAGACACGCTAGGGAAAAGAATATACGAAAAGGACTATATAGAGTTTGATTGTAAATCAGTACAAGAGACTCCATTGGTAGCGGAAGTATATTACAGTACAGATAAATTTCAATGGCGATGCAAAGCAATCAATCATCAACAATCTGATGCGGTACTAGATTTTGATTTAGCATTTGTTATGAATAACGGAAATGCAAAAGTAAGAGGAAATAAATTAGAGGGGTATGAGCATGAATGATAGATACAGGAATGTATGCAAAGCACATAATCATATTATAAAGTGCCGAACAAAAGAAGCAAAAAAGGTATTTATACCATACTGGGGCTATGTGGTTACTCCCTCAGAAGAGCTACTAAAAGCAAGAATAAGAAAATGCATATATAAGCTAAAT